ATGAAGTTTAACGAGATAGTAGAGAATATATTAGCAACTCCAAATGGAAGCGTTACGACTAAGAATAACTTATACTTTAGTAATATACATAACACTACTAGATTAATCAGTAACACAGTCTCTAAGATAGAAAACAAAGGGGTAAGTGATGAAGCATTATTACTTAAGAAACAACTTGAAGATTTACTTAGTGCGATTGTTAATAAAAATATAAGAATTAAAGCAGTAGGTGCTAGAAAATAATTATCTTTAAACCATGAGAGAATATAATGAAATTAAATATGTAGTAGAGTTCAAGACAGACAATGAAATGTTTAAACAGAAGTTTGTTTACACAGACTTCAACGATGACTTTGAAACTACGATACTGTTTGTTAACGAAACAACAGGAGAGGAGCTAACAATACGCAAGGAGAAGCTGGAGTATTCAATACAGAGACCAATCAGACATGATGAAGAATAAACAAAATAGCACAAAAAAAGTTAATTAAGATATAATGGAATATTTAGAAGTAGTACATAAGAGACACAATGAATGGTTAGCTATCGTTAAATCATTTGGCTTTTGTCAATATGCAGAGGACATAGTACAGGATATGTATATTCAATTAACTAAGGAACTACCTATAAGAGTAGCAGATAAGAGAGTTAACCCTAAGTATTCTGGATTCACAGCAGAAGAGAGAGCAGTAGATAGTGAGGGCAATGTTAACTCAACTTACATTTGGTTAATCTTAAGAAGATGTTATAGCTATGCGTACAAAGCAGAATCCAAGATACTTACTACAAATGCTGGAGAGGGGTTTGAGTTTATAGTAGATTCTACGGACTCAGAAAAAGAAATAGGTTTCGATAACTATAGAACTAACCTAGAGAAAGAAATCAATAGTTGGCATCATTACGACGCTATGCTATTTATGACTTACTTAGAAGGTAAGGAAGATAAGTCTACAAGCTTACGAAAGTTAGCAAAGGACACAAAGATTCCTCTAAGCTCTATAGTTAACACTCTTAATAACTGCAAGGAGAGACTAAGAGATAATGTAGGAGAAGATTACTTAGATTATTGTAATGGTAATTACGAATTAATAAAATAACAATGACAAACAAACAAAGAGCAGTAGCTGTAACAGAATATCTTTTACCAATTATAAAAGAGTCAGCACAGATTATAAACACTTCAGAAGATGAAGCAATAAGACAAAATAACCTAGCGAAGGTTTATGTATTAACAGAATTACTAAAAGATTTGAATGATGGAAAAGGATAGAGAGTATTACGAGAACTTAGACAAAAGAACTAATGAGTATAAAGCTTGGAAGTCTAGCCAAGAGATTGAAGTATCTTACGGTGTAGGAGATAAGGTAGAAGCAGTATTAGAAGCTACAGGAATATCTAAGGTAGTTAAGTGGATTGCTGGAGATGACTGTGGCTGTGATGAGAGAAAAGCTAAACTAAACTCTATGTTTGGTTACACAGTATCATGTTTAACAGAAGATGAGCATAGTTACTTAGATACATTCTTTAAAGGTAACCCTTACGAGATACAGCCAAGTGAATACATTAAGATAACACAGATAGCTAGTAGAGTTCTTAATAAGAGAATCGACGCATCAATGGGGTGTGGGGGTTGTGTTAGAGGAGTAGTTAAACAAATGAAGCAAATATATGAATCTTATGAAGCGTAAAAACAAACCTTTTATATTTACAGCGTTACTACTTATGTTAAGTGGTACGTTAATTATAAATCCGTATAGCTTTCCGGAGTATTCTTTACGAATAGTAGGAATGATTTTAGCTATAGAAGTCTATACAAACATTAAGAAGTAATGACTGAAACAGTAGAAGAGATGCTAAGCTCTATTGAAGGACTTAAGCAAGCGTTAGTAGGAGATATGATGAAAGATATGAACTTACTAGATGAGATACACAGATTAGAAATGAAGTTAAACGGAACTAAGCCAACAGATACGAGAGTAGAGTGTGAAGGTTGTGGGTCGTGATTAACAAACACAAATAAACATGGCATTTAAAAAAGGCAATAGCGAAGGAGGTAGGACTAAAGGAGCAGTCAATAAGATTACCCAAACGAGCAGAGAGCTATTCTTAGAGACTTTAGAAGGGCAAAGCGAACACATAGCAGAAGCATTCGAGAAGGTACGTTTAAAAGACCCTAAAGAATATCTCGACTTATTCGCTAAGTATGCTCAATACTTTGTACCTAAGAAAACAGAGAATAGTGATAAGGTTACACTAACTGTTAAAGAGTTTAATATTAAAGAAGCATTAGGTTTCGAGAAAACAGAAGAGTGATTAAACTAAACGAAAAATACTTACCTCTGTTTGAGAATGATACGAGGTTTTTTATAGTAACAGGTGGTAGAGGCTCAGCTAAAAGTTTTGCAACTACTACCTATTCTTGCATACTGTCTAAAGAGTCGGGACATAAGATACTATACACAAGAGCCACAATGAGTTCTGCACATCTATCTATTATACCAGAATTCCAAGAGAAGATAGAGCTACTAGGAGTATCTGAAAGCTATCGAATAAACAAAGCAGAGATATTTAACGAGCAATCTGGAAGTGAGATACTCTTTAGAGGTTTACGCGCTTCTAGTGGAGACCAAACAGCCAACCTTAAATCATTACAGGGTATTACTACTTGGGTACTAGATGAAGCAGAAGAGTTAGTAGATGAAGATAAGTTTGACACTATACAAAGGTCCATTAGAAGTAACACAAGACAAAACAGAATTATACTAATACTTAACCCAGCTACTAAGGAACATTGGATTTATAAGAGATTCTTTGAGGGTGTAGGAGTAGAACAAGGTTTCAACGGTGTAAAGGGTAATACTACTTACATACATACAAGCTACTTAGACAACGCTAAGCATTTACCTAAAGACTATCTCAAAGACTTCGCACAGCTAAAGATTAATAACCCTAGAAAATACGAGCATGTAGTAATGGGGGGTTGGTTAGAAAAAGCAGAAGGTGTAGTGTTTACCAATTGGAAGTTCGGTAGCTTTAACCCTAACAACTTGCAAACATCTTGTGGAATGGATTTCGGTTTTAGCATTGACCCCGATACACTAACAGAAGTAGCAATAGATAAAGCTAGAATGATTATCTACGTTAAGGAGCATATTTATAGCAACGGATTGAATACACCACTACTAGCTCAAATGATACTATCTAAGGTATCCGATAAATTGATTATAGCAGATAGTGCAGAGCCTAGACTTATAAGTGATTTAAAAGCTAAAGGAGTAAATGTAAGAGCAGTTAAGAAGGGAACTATCGAGAGTGGTATAACTAGAATGCAAGACTATGAGATTATAGTAGAGCCTAATAGTAAGAATATAGCTAAGGAGTTGAATAACTATCAATACTCAGATAAGGGTAGTAGGCTTTATGTAGATAAGTATAATCATTCTATTGACGGTATTCGTTACAATATAATTCATCACTTAGACAATCCTACAGCTGGGCAGTATTTTATAAGCTAAAAAGAGCAGACCGTTAAGCCTACTCTTTATTTTAACAAAACCGAATTGTTAATTTTACGTTCTATTCTAAAGGATTCGTCAACCCTGTTTTAAATATTACACAATGCTATAAACCCTATTAGGATAGCACTAGTAATTACTATTTTTAATACTTTCATAAGACAAATATAACACAATTTTCTTAGTAAGTACATTTTTCAAATATAAAAGTTAATTAAATAATGAGAACGACTATAACAATACCAGATAACCTTAACGAAATAACACTAGGACAGTACAAGAAATTCTTAGAAGTTACTAAAGATTTAGAAGGGGAGTTTTATAAGCAAAGATTCGTAGAGATACTGTGCGCTATTCCTTTTGGTAAGGTTAAACTAATGAAACAGATTGATATAAATACTATTGTTAGAGACATAACAGAGATGCTAAGCCAAGACGCACCATTTACAAATAGATTCAGTATTCAAACACAGGAGCTAGGGTTTATTCCAGAGCTTGAATCAATGACTGCTGGAGAGTATGCAGATTTAACCAACTACATTGGAGACTTTAGCACTATGCATAAAGCAATGGCAGTATTATACAGACCTGTAATACGTAAAGATAGAGAGAACTATTCTATAATGGAGTACAACGGTACAGAGTTAACAGCAGATTTAATGGAGTTTATGCCTTTAGGTGTAGTTATGGGTGCAATGTTTTTTTTTTACACTTTAACAAACGACTTACTGAACGCTATCCAACACTCTATGGAGAAGGAGTTGAGGGAGCTGGAGAAGGAATCTATAGCGAGTCAGCACAGTTCGGTAAAAAGTGGGGCTGGTATCAACACTTCTACACCCTTGCAAATGGAAAGTTTAATGGGATTGAAGAAGCTACAAAAAGAAATATAAATGAGTGTCTAATATTCCTCAGTTTTGAAAAGGAGAAGATAGATATAGAAAATAGAATGATTAAAAAAACACTTAAATAATGCAAGCATACTACAATATACTACAAAAGATTAAAGAGTCACTAGAAGCAGACCTTAATGTTAACACAGTAACTACAGGTGATATATTTGATATTGACTTAGCTAAGCAGACTATCTTCCCTCTATCTCACGTCATGGTAAACTCTGCTACAAAGAATGGTAACACTTATACTTTTAGTCTTTCAGTTATGCTTATGGATATAGTAGACATTTCTAACGAACCTACTACAGATAAATTCAGAGGTAACGATAATGAACAAGACGTTCTTAACACGCAATTAGCAGTTGGTGCTAGATTAGTTGAGATGTTAGAGAGAGGCGCTTACAGAGACGGAAACTATGCTTTAAATGGCTCTCCTACATTTGAACCGTTCACAGAAAGATTTGAAAACTACTTAGCTGGTTGGGCGCTATCTTTTAGCGTTGACATTCCTAACGATATGACAATATGCTAGAGGAATTACAAAAGGAGCTTAGTAAGTTTGGCAAAGAAGTTATAAAGCAGTCACGTGCTAACTTAACTCGTATGCAACATAAAGATACTAACGAGCTTTATAATTCTTTGAAGTTTGAATCTAAGGTAAGTAAGAATAGTTTTAGCTTCGACTTTTTAATGGAAGAGTATGGTGCTTACAATGATAAGGGAGTAAAGGGTAAAAAGAGCAGTTCTAAAGCTCCTAATTCTCCATTTAGATTTGGTAGTGGTACAGGTCGTAAAGGTGGTCTTACAAGAGCTATTTCTAAATGGGTTAGAAGCAAAGGAATAAGAGGAAGAGATAAGAAAGGTAGATTTATAACAAACAAGAGTTTAACATTCTTAATAAGTAGAAGCATTTATATGAACGGAATGAAACCTAGCTTATTCTTTACTAAACCCTTTGAGAAAGCATTTACAAGATTACCAGATGACTTAGTAGAGAAGTTTGGCTTAGACGTAGAGAACTTTATGAAACACACACTAAATAAGAA